TTCTTGCTCACGTTTAGCCCACATAGAGTTGTACTTGTCTACATCAGTTTGTACTGAAGCGATAAGCTTGTTGTAGATCTCATTCTCTAGGTGGTCTGCTAGGTTCTGTGGAAATTTGAACTGTGTCATTGTGTTGTTAATAAAAAATTAGTAAGTGACAATCGGTGGACAACCGATACTTATAGTGTTGCATATAGTCCCACATAAGTCAACAAATTAATTTTAGATGTTGCGGTTTATTCTTTATTTCTCTATATTATGAGTAATTTTATTTATATTTTTAATGACACTTGCTCCATTACCTAAAACAGTTGTAGTAGGTGTTAACACTAAAGGCTATAGAGTAAATGAAGATCATGTTCGATGTACTATTCCTAATTACATTGTTGATGCTCTTAGAGATTTACATGAAGACTTTGGTATTGGCTATGGAACATTAGCTAAGATTTTTAATATGAATAGATATACAATCGCTAAAATTTGCCGTTATGAAAGAAGAGCAGATTATCCTGACCGATTTAAAACAATCAAAGTTAGGTAGGCCAGTTAAAAAACCTGATCCTGTAATTGTTGAAAAGCTTTTAGAACACGTTGCTCTTGGTGGAACTGTTAGAGCTTTTTGTAGGCAAAAAGGAATGGTTTCTTACAGAACTTTGTATCGGTGGATGAGTCAGGATAATAAAGAAAGCAAAGACTTTTTGTCACGCTTCACATACACGAGCAGATTCTTAGGAGCAAGGGCTATTGCAGAAGAAGCTCTAGCACTTGTTGACACTCCTCCTCCTGTAATTGGTGAGGGAGATAATGCAAGGATGGATAATGCACACGTTAATTGGATGAGATCAAGAGCAGATTTAAGATTAAAACTATTGTCTAAATGGTATCCACAAGAGTATGGAGACAAAGTTGGTATTGATGCAAGGGGAGATATTAACTTGACTATTAGTACTGGTGTTCCTCAAGGATGAACATAGATTTAAAGTATGTTCCGAGGGCATGGCAGCGTCAAGCTCATTTAACACAAGCAAGATTCAAAGTTCTGGCACTCCATAGACGAAGTGGTAAGACTGAACTCTGTCTTTTGGAATTGATTGATAAAGCAATTAAATTTGATAAAGATTTAGGTTTGTTTTGCTACGTTTCGCCTTACCTGAGTCAATCGAAAAGCATAGCTTGGCTAAGATTGCTTGAAAAGCTTGAACCATTGCGTAGAGCAAATGCCATAGAAATAAACCAATCAGAACTAAGCGTTAAATTTCTGCACAATGGTGCAATCATTCGTTTATTTGGAGGTGACCGATATGATGCGTTAAGGGGAGTTCGACTTGATGGTCTTGTATTAGATGAGGTTAGTCAGATAAAAAAAGAACTCTGGATTGATGTATGTCAACCAGCCCTTAGTGACCGTCTAGGATGGGCTATTTTTATCTCAACCCCTAGTGGCATTAACTTATTTTCAGAACTGTATTACAAGGCATTAGAAGAACCCAAGGATTGGTCAGCAGCAAGGTACACGGTATACGACACAGAAAGTATTCATCCTGATGAGGTAACACGTCTTAAACGAGACATGAGTGAGACATCATTTGCAAGGGAGTATTTATGCGACTTCAGTGCAGCAGGTGATGACCAACTTATTGCATTGGCAGATACCGAAGTAGCAGCACAACGTGTATACCAGAAGGCAGATGTAGGATTCTCTCCACTAGTGTTTGGTATCGACCCAGCAAGGTTTGGGGATGACAGATCTGTAGTATTCCGTAGGCAAGGTAGGCAGGGATTTAAGCCTATTGTCTATCGAGGTCTAGACAACATGGATTTAGCTGCAAGGATAGCCAACCTGATAGAGGAACATAATCCAGATGCAGTGTTCTGTGATGCAGGTGCAGGTAGTGGTGTAATCGACAGACTAAGGCAGTTAGCATATGACGTTATAGAAATACCATTTGGAGGTAAGGCAACCAAACCAGAACAGTACATCAACCGTAGGACTGAGATGTGGTGGTTAATGAAAGAATGGATAGAAGAAGGAGGTGCAATACCAAATGACACCGCACTGAAACAAGAGTTAGCAACACCGATATATTGGTACGACAATGTGGGTAGGAAAGTATTGGAATCTAAGGATCAGATAAAGAAGAGATTGCAGGGAGCAGGGTCACCAGATTTAGCTGATGCACTAGCACTAACCTTTGCCCTCCCAGTATCCAAAAAACAACCAGAGGATATATACATCAAAAGACGTAAAGAAACCACACAGAAGGCAGAATATGACCCATACACCAGAATGTAACTTTGTCCGTGTAGCAGAAGGTTTAGATGTAAAACCACTGCTTAAATTATTGGAGGATAAGCCTAAGTTATGGACAGAAATAACAGCAAGGCAAAAGAGTAGTAACTCACCACATAAAGATACGGAATGTATATACGTCAGAGGGCCATTGAAGATGAGTTTGTATTACGTCATGCACGATTTAGGATCATATGACTACCCATGCATGGAGTATTTAAAGGATGCATTAGTACCATTAATGCGACCAATACTGGAGAAACTAGCAGTTAAGGAAATGGGTAGGGTACTTGTCGTTAATCTCAAACCTAGCGGTCATGTAACCAAACATAACGACCAAGGATTGTATGCAGATCACTACTCAAGGTTTCATATTGTGTTGCAAAGTAACCAATGGTGTAGCCAAACTTGCGGAGATCAGAAGCAGAAGTTTGAAGTAGGAGAAGTCTGGTGGTTTAACCATAAAAAAGTACATACAGCGGACAATGTTGGCATGACTGACAGGGTGCATATAATATTTGATTGTATAACCGAGTATTTTTCTATGAATGGTGTGACCGTAACTGGCGATAGTGCCATTACATTTGATGAATGTGGAGTAGTCAATGATTGACATCAAACTCGCCACAGTTGATGAGATGTTAGCTGAAGCAACAATCTTGTTTGAAGAGCATTACACGGAAATTGCTCGAAACAAAGAAGTAATGAAGCTTAAGCCAGACGAGATGACGTATCGCAAAATGGAAGATGCCCATCAAATCTTTATTCTTTCAGCTAGGCAAGATGATGTATTAATTGGTTACTCTGTTAATTTCGTCACTAATCATTTGCATTATGCCGATCTTCGTATAGCCCAAAATGATTTGTTGTTTATCAGCAAAGAACATAGGGGAGGACGAATTGGTTTACGATTGATTAGAGAGACTGAAAATCATGCAACATCACTTGGATGCAAATTAATGCTATGGCATTGCAAAGAAAACACCACTTTGTCAGCCTTGTTGCCAAGAATCAAATACGGTGTACAAGACATTATTTATTCCAAGGAGTTATGAAATGGGAGTTGTAGCAGCAATTGCAGCGGTAGGATCTACAGTTGTAGCAGTTAGTTCAGCTAACAACCAAAGAAAGGTGCAAGAACAAGCATTAGCAGATCAGCGTCAAGCTAATGAACGTGCAGAACAACGTGCTACAGCAGAACAACAAAGAAGTGAGCAAGAATATAACAGGGCTAACCGACAAGATGTAGACGTTACCAGTGCATTGGATGCTAGTGAACTATCAGCACAACAAGGAGCATCAGGAACATTATTAACTGGCAGTATGGGAGTAGATCCTAGTGAATTAAACCTCAGTCAAAACACATTATTAGGCGGTTAATCAATGAAAACCAAGAGAAATAAACTACTGACAAGGTGGGGTCACCTTAGATCAGAAAGGGCTACTTGGTGGTCACATTGGCAAGAAGTCACTACATATTTATTGCCAAGAAACGGACGATATTTTGTACAGGACAGAAACAAAGGTCATAGAAGACATAACTCTATATATGACAACACTGGTACAAGAGCATTAAGAACACTGGGTGCTGGAATGATGGCTGGTGCTACATCCCCTGCAAGACCTTGGTTCAGACTTGGAACGGTTGATCCTGATCTTAATAGATATGCACCTGTCAAATTATGGCTTAATGACGTTACAGAACGTATGCAATTGGTGTTTACAAAATCCAATACATATCGAACATTACATGGGATGTATGAAGAATTGGGAGCATTTGGAACAGCAGGGTCAATTATATTGCCTGATCCTAAGACTGCTATCCATCATTACCCAGTAACAGTAGGAGAATATGCAATTGCTACGGATTATCAGGGCAGAGTAAACACTTTGTATAGAGAGTTTCAAAAAACGGTAGGAGAAATTGTAAGAGAGTTTGGATATAACAAATGTTCAACGTCCGTTAAGAATTTGTTCGACAGGGGTAACCTAGATAGCTATGTAACCATTATTCATGCTATAGAACCAAGGGATGATAGAGAACGTGATTTTAAAAAGAAAGATAATACCAACATGGCATTTAAATCTTGTTACTTTGAGCAAGGCGGTGACGGAGAACAAGTGCTACGAGAAAGTGGATACAAAGAATTTCCGGCAGTTGTGCCAAGATGGGGTGTTGCAGGTGGTGATATTTATGGTAATTCACCGGGAATGGAAGCATTAGGTGACGTAAAACAGTTACAACATGAACAATTACGCAAGGCACAAGGCATTGATTACCAAACAAAGCCACCATTACAAGTACCTAGCTACCTAAAAAACCGTGATGTAGACAGTCTTCCGGGTGGTGTTACCTTTATTGATGGTCAACAGGGCAAAATTGAGACAGCATTTAACGTAAACCTTAATTTAAATCATTTATTAGCTGATATACAGGACGTAAGGCAGCGTATTAATGGTAGTTTTTATGCTGATTTGTTTTTAATGTTGGCAAATGCTACCGATACTAGGATGACTGCAACAGAAGTAGCAGAACGTCACGAAGAAAAACTGCTGATGTTAGGGCCAGTATTGGAAAGATTACATAATGAATTGTTAGATCCGTTAATTGATATCACGTTTAACAGAATGCTGGAAAATAATTTAGTACCACCTGCCCCACCAGAGTTACAAGGCATGGAATTAAACGTAGAATTTGTATCTATGTTGGCACAAGCACAACGTGCGATAGGAACTAACAGCGTAGATAGATATGTAAATAGCATGGGTATGGTTGCCCAAATGAAACCTGATGTATTAGATAAATTTGATTCTGACTCATGGGCAGATAACTACGCAGATATGTTAGGGGTTGACCCATCGTTAATAGTTCCCGGCCCACAAGTAGCTAAAGTCCGTCAAGCAAGAGCACAACAACAACAGGCAGCAGCACAGGCTGAACAGCAACAGCAAGCTGCTGACAATATGGCTAAACTTGGTAAGGTTGATGCAGGTAATGCAATGGATCTTATGAATCAGTTTAGTGGTTACAATTCACCATCACCTTTGGAGGTTTAATTATGGACAACAAAACACCGGGAAATTTTAATTATGGCGATATGCCAGCAGATTACAGAATGAGATATAAACAAATGATAGAAAAACACAATAAAGATAAAAATAAAA